ATCGTCGATGTCTAACCCTGGAGCTGGAATGCAAACCATGCCGGCATCGTTCAAATCCTCGATAATGGAAGATGCACCATCCGCAGACTGGTATTTTGCCGCTCCAAGACGAGGGTCGATCAGCCTCTCAAAGATCTTCTCGTCACACTCAAGCTCGGCAATCAAGTCCATGTAGTCACGGATACCAAACCCCTGTCCTTTAGCCCCTTGTCCTGGCATCCACTTACCACCCTTCCATTCAGCCCAATCGCCTACATCAACACCCGGCCACTCACGATATACCCAAAATGTGCCAGACGCATCCACAGCAATCCAAGCCATAAACCAATTCTTCGCACCCGCTGGGTCAATAATCTGATAGCGAGTAACATTCGTAGTTGGGATCTCTGATGGCTGGACAACATTGACTTCTTTATTGAACTTGGGAAACTTGGTGGCGTGGGACTTAACTGGAACCCCGTACGCGCGAATTAGAATCTCCTCCCGAGGCCTTCCAACTAGGGTTTCCTTGATTCGCTCGTAGCCACCGAAAGGGTTATCCTTGGAATGGAAGTAATGGACGCTGGCGTTGCGCTTCTTACTCCGTTGGACATAGGGGACAAGTTCGCCGTTGAGTAGTTCAGCCTCCACGCTCTGGACGCTTGCCGCCCCATCTAGGTATTCCTTAATAACTTCCGTCCACCCATCAATCGGGGTAAATGTCACCAGCATCTTGGAGTTGCGAGTAGCAAGACGGAAGCGCAGGGTGTCAATTAGCTCATTACCAAGAAGGTACTCGTCGAGCCATACGCCAATGTTGTGCCACTGGGGGTCACGGCTACCAAGCTCCGCGCCTTCCAAGATAGTTGGGTTATTCTGATACTGAGAGTAGGTCTTAAAGATAATCTGCGAAGCATTAGGCAAGATCAACGAGTTGTCCGTAAACCCGTTCTTCTTCGTGTACGAAATGTAAGCGTTAGCCGAGGTTTGCTTTGTCCTCATCTCATGCGGCAACCAGTTCCACACCGCGCTTTGTTGCTGGCGGATGCTTACCTCCGATGTCTGTGCAAAGCAGAAGATCTCTGATTTTGGGTTTTCGATGGCGGCTTTGACCACGCAGTAAGAACCCCACGCAGTTTTGCCGCTGCGATTTCCACCAAGTGCTAGAACCTCAGAGACTTGCGACAATTGCTCTTCAGCTTTTTCCCAATGCGGAAGCCTAAACCCGTAGCGGAATGGGTCTTTCTCAGCGTTCTCAATAGCCTCATGGTAGATCCGATGAAGCTCAATGAGATCATCTGGCTCCATCAATGCTACCTCGTCATCGCTGGGAGGCTGCAGGATTGGATGTTTACGCCACTGCATTAGTTCGTTTTATACGCACCAGTCTCCATTAGGATATCTTTGATGTGATACACGCTATCACACTCCTCGCAACAAAACGCATCCTCTTCCGCTGGAAACGACCCTCTATTCCCGTCAACAAAGTGAAGCTCTCGACGCTTCTTGCAATGCTTACATACGCCAATGAAGGGCTTGACGAACTTCTCCAGCACCACATTCCAAATCTTAGCGTTGAACTTCTCCGCCAGATATGAGGCGTAGCAAAGCGTATGGCACTTGTGATGAACCCCGTCATGCTCGACCATGTAGTGGCGAACTAGATTCCCACCATCCTTAGCGTAATCAGCGTATCTTGATTCTGGTTCTGGTATCATTCTACGATTTCGGCTTCTACCGCTTGCGTTTTGACTTTATTGGCAATCCTTGACTTGGCTTCCGCAATCATCTTGGCGGCATCATCAATAGACGGCCCCTTGCGATGCTCAACAATGGTACTAGCCATTCCAGAAAGCTGTCCAGCCTTATCGGTCATAATGCCAATAGTCAACGCCAATCGGTCTGGTGAGATAGCCTTAAGCTGGTCTGGATCACGGCTCAGTTGTTCGGCTTTCTCGAACAACAGGTCGGTGTACTCAGCCGCAGCAATGGCGTAGCGTTTAGAGAACTCCTTGCGCTTTGACTCCAGCGTATCGTTATGCCTCCACTCCAGCGCACGAACAGTCTCATGCGTCACCTTGCACTTCTTTGCAATAGCATTGATACGCCCACCCTGCGCCAGCATCCAGAGGATCTGTGCCGCCACATTCGGGTTATAGTTCTCGATAGTGTTCCGAGGGAATTGCTTAGCCCTTTCCTTGACCTCAAGGAAGAACTCTTTCATCGCCTCTTTACTATCAATCGCTGATAGGTCTTCGTCGCTCATTTGGTCTTCTTGCCGTTTTTAACCTTAACGGCTCCAGAGTGCAACTCTTTTTTGAGCTTATTCTGTTGCGGCGAGGAAAGCGGAGAACCCTTGCTAAGCAGGTAGCCTACTTGCTTTTTACTTTTTGATTTCATAATCTTTGCCGGAAATTGATTCGCGTTTGGTTCCGTACTTCTCGCGGAAATCTTCATCATCCTGCGGAAGAACGCCGAGGTTTTCTACAATGTAATCCATGAATGCTGGGTCATTCCGGCCAGTTCCAAACAAAGCACCAATACCACGGCTTGTCGCGCTAGATGCAGTTATAGCGGCAGTCAAATTCCTTGCGTAGTCCTCTGGTGAGATTTCCTTTCTGTAAGCCTTTCTAATAAACGGCATTAGTTGCCCGCTAGCATACATCCAAGACGCAACCTTATGTTTAACTGGGTCAGTTATCTTTCCAGCGACATACCCGTGAACACCGGAACCGGACGCAACCATTCTTGGCGTAATCTGATCCCCCATAGGGCCAACCTCTCTTACTGAGGTTGCAACCATTGATGCGTTTTTAAACTCATCGTAGAAATCATCACCAAGAACAGTTCTGATGTTTCTTTCAATTGTCGCCTTGTCTTTCCCCTTGGTTACTTCACCAAGGAATTTGTTGGCATCCCACAGATCGTTACCATACTTAGTAATATCGCCCTTGGGTTGATAGCGGGCGAACAGGTAGGAAACAAAATCGTTCCTAATCTCCTTTTTCTCAGTATCATTAAGTTTGCCCATAATTTGCGATACATGAGCATTTGGTGCTGTGAACATCGCTTCTGGCAGGCGAGCGTTCTCCAGGACTCCATTATGACCTTTAAGCACCACATCAATTATCTTGTTGTTAGTGAAAGCATCAAGATCGCCCTTAGCTTTTGCTCGTTTTGCGATTAAGTCGGCGGCTTCATTGTAGCTTTTTTCCGACATTGTTGCACGAAGTGGCTCAAGATCACGCATTGATAGCTTTGAAGCATCGGCTCCATTTTTCTGAAGCGATTGATTCAATGCTTTAAGCTTTTTAACCATTGAGATACCGTAGTTAACGTTTTTCTCTCCAGTGTTAGGGCTGTAACCAAATAATTCAATTACCATTTCCTCGTCAAAATTGACTGGGCCTCCGACCTCGATTCCGCTTCTGCCATTGAATCCAACCTTTTCAAGGTATGCATTGGCCATTCTGTTCCTTAGTGCCGCAGCTTGAGCTGGGTCGGCGATTGACGCGGCCTGTATAACTTTTCTTGCAATAGTCGGATCGGATATAGCCTTAGCCGCAACTTGACTTGGTGTCATCTTCTGCTCCCCGAATGCCTCTTTTAATATCTGCCCTACAGATCCAGTCTCAAAACCAAGCCTTTCCTTGTATTTAACCGTAGCTTCATCCCACAAGCTTTTTAGCCCGGCTTGAGCATAAGACTCGTCCCTATATTTTTGCAAAGCTGTTTCAGCTTGGCTGGCTACTTGTTTAGGTGTCGCTTGACCAACAGCACCACCCTCTGGGACGGCATCCCGAACCAGTCTTAGGTACTTATCAAGACTCAATGGGTCAATCGGGCCAGAATTAAGCTCAAGTTGGGAGATCTCCTTCAATGTGCTTTCTAGCTTGTCTTCGCCAACCTTTCCTTCCGCAACCTTTTGTCTAAGTAAATCCGCTTTCTCGCCGTTTGTTGCCCTTGACTCAATTTGGTCAGCAAGCTGTTCAAGGCCAGAGTTCCGCAATGGGTAGCTTTTTTTCAGTGACCCTCTAATAATTCCAGCCACATCAGCGGGGTCGTGGAATGTCCCAGTTTGATCCGCTGCGTCATAAAAGTTTGCGTAAATATCATTCTTAACCTCATCTGTCATTTCCTCAGCTTTTGACAGAATGTTCGTTAAGTCATTTCCCAGTTGAACACTGGTGTCCTTGCCCATGTTCGCTTGCAAATCGTAAAGTTTCTCATCAAGATCCCCACGGAGCTGCTTTGCGATGTCTTTGTCGTAAGCCGACACGACATCAACAAGTTCTTGGTTGCTTTGAGTAAGGTTATCTTGCGCGGCCTTGTAAAGCCTTTCCTTGGCTTCTGCTGGGCGCGTTCTTGAATCCATCCACTCTTGTAAAACGCTTCGTGTTTTTGAGATACGCCTTCCCAGCAACGATCTTGGTATCTTCTCACCGATCTGAAGCTGTTCCACGAGTTTCGCCTCACCACGGGCAGCGGCGGTAGGCACAAAAACCTTGTCGCCGCGATCTATCATGAATTGGGATTTATTAAATTTCTCTTCAGCGTCAAGTAGTGACTTGTAATACTTATTCTCTACTGGTTTCCCAATTCGCTTAACAAACGGACTAGCAACTAATCCAAGTGCACCTTCAACGAGAAAACCAGTAGCCTCCTCAGTAGTTCTTCTGAGTAGACTTTCTGGCAGTTTTTCCCCCACACCGAGAACTGCTCTTACAAATTGGTCTTGAGCCGTTCCAGCAGCAAGAGAAGTGGCAGAACCAGCACCAGCAGCTAGAAATGGACTCATGGTCTTTGCCGCTGCAATTGTGCCAGTTATTCCCGCTAACGCTGGCAAAACCTCCCCTCCAATGTCAAGCAGGTCTTTAGGGTTAAATCCTCGTTCGTCGGCGGCAACCAGTTTTCCGTCTGGTCGCTTAACAAGAAACATTGGAGACCCCTCAACATTTACGGTCTGAACCGAATCCTTGTATTTCC